TTAACATCACTTGCAAGTGACATTAACACTGCTTCAATAACAGGTATTACTGCTCGTGTAAGTTCTGATAACAAATTAGAAATTTATGCAGATAGTACTGCAGCCAATGATGGTTCTACCGACGATGGCAATGGTATTGCAATGATCGATGATGGAAACAACTCAACATTGTTAACTGAAGTTGGAATTGCAACAAGTACTTCAAGAGGTGGTAAGCCCTATTATGCACCAGTTGTGCATTTTGGACCAAACTATAGCAATCCACAATGGCAGAGTTTTGATACAGAGCCTCATCCAACAGGTTCAGTTTGGTTTAAAACAAACAATGTTAACCTTGGTGCAAACTATGTTATTAAAGAGTATGCAGTAGCAACAGACACATTCACAACAATTAACAACCCTCTTTATGCAAATGATCAGAGTGCATTAAAAGCATTAGATCCAGCAGGCGGTGGAACAAATATTGTAACAGGTGCTTTGTATTCACAGTATGACGTATCAGAAAACACTTCATACACAACAAAGTTTTTCAGTCGTTACACTACAGGAGCAACTCTTGTAACTGGTACAACAACTAGTCCAACCTTTGTAAGCCTTGAAACATTTACAATTCAAGCAAGTGCTAAAAATAGTGATACTCTTACTACTGCGGTCACTGCAACATTAGGTGGAACAACTGCAACAGATTTTGTCACTGCATTTACTGCTGCAAATGTTGCAAACACAACTGCAAGAGTTTTATCTACAGGTGCAGTTCAAATTGAACACACTGAAGGCGGTGTAATTGTACTTAAAGACACAAGTGGTACACCAGTTGCAGATGCAGGAATAAGCACATCAGTTACCACAGGTCAAGTTAGAGCAGGTAACGATAGTAATGTAATTTTGAGTAACTGGATTCCATTAGGATTTGGTTCAACTCCAGTATATACTGCAAGTTCAACTGCACCAAGCATTGATCCAGCAGATGGAACATATTGGTATTACAGTGATACTAACCCAGTAGATATAATGATACAGGATGGTGGAACTTGGAAAGGCTATCAAAATGTTACTAGCGATGCTAGAGGTTATGACCTAAGTACAACTTCACCAGCTGGTCCAATTATAAGTTCAACTGCTCCAACAAAGCAAAGTGATGATACTGCATTGGTATATGGTGACTTATGGATTTCCACTGCTGATCTTGATAACTGGCCTTTGATTTATAGATGGCAGAGTGTTGATTCAGTTGATCAATGGGTGTTGATTGATAATTCAGATCAAACTGGACAAAATGGTGTACTTTTTGCAGATGCACGTTGGGCTGGAAATGGCACTACAGATCCTATAACAGATGATCTTCCAACAATTGAATCTCTACTAACCAGTAACTATGTAGATCTTGATAAACCAGATCCTACACTTTATCCAACTGGTATGTTGCTATACAACACAAGACGTAGTGGATTTAATGTTAAGAGCTTTCAAGTAGATTATTTTAATTCTTCAGACTTTCCATTTGCTACATATGGTGCATTACCAACTGTGAAAGACGCTTGGGTAACAGCAAGTGGCTTACAATCAAATGGTGCTATGTTTGCAGGTAGAAAAGCAGTTAGAAATATTGTAGTACAGGCTCTGAAAGCATCAGTTGATGGTGCACAAGAACTACGTGAAGAGCAAAAGATCTTTAATCTATTATGTGCTCCAAACTATGAAGAATTAGCAAACAACCTTGTAGCACTAAACAATGAGCGTAACAATACTGGATTTGTTCTAAGTGATACACCTATGCGTTTAGAAGACACAGGAACTGCTATCACTAATTGGGCAACAAATGCCAATGGTGATGGACTGACTACTGCTGATCCATATTTTGGTGTGTTTTATCCAAGTTGTCAAACTACAGACTTATCTGGACAAACAGTTGTTGCACCAGCAACACACATGATACTGAGAACTGTGATACGTTCAGACGATGTTGCATTTCCTTGGTTAGCACCAGCAGGAACACGACGTGGTACTGTTGACAATGCAAGTCAAATTGGATATGTAAATGCTCAGACAGGTGAATTTGTTCAAACTGCGGTTAGACAAGGTTTAAGAGATACATTATATGAGAACAGTATCAATCCAATCACGTTTATTCCAGGATCAGGTATTCTTAACTACGGTAACAAAACAACATTTACTGGAAGTTCACTTGATAGAATAAATGTTGCCAGATTAGTTGCATTTATACGTGGTAGATTAGAAACAATTGGTAAGAACTTTGTTTTTGAGCCAAACGATACCACCACAAGAGATGAAATCAAAAATGCAATTGAGAGCTTGATGATTGATTTAGTAGCAAAACGTGGTATATATGACTATTTGGTAGTTTGTGATACTTCGAACAACACACCAGCTAGAATAGACGCCAACGAATTATATGTTGATGTTGCTATCGAGCCAGTTAAAGCAGTTGAATTTATCTTCATACCTGTAAGAATTAAGAACACAGGCGAAATTGCAGCTGGTAACGTAGCAAGCTCGGCTGCGGTAACGTAAGAACAAGAAAAAATACAAAATGGAGCTTCGGCTCCATTTTTTTGTGGTCAAAAATAGATAAATAAAATTGTAATAAGGAGAATTATAAAATGGCCGTATCATCGCTAACAAGAATGACAGT